ATCCCCGAACTTACGGACGAAGGCATCAAGGCCGCGATGGACCGTATGTCGATGTATTATCGCGGGGATCTGCGCGTAAGGACATATGCGGCCAACTCCTTGACCGTTGCCAGGTTGAAAGAGGACCTGGATTCGCTGGCGCTGTATGAGCACTTCATCCCGGACGTAATCGTCATTGACTATGCGGACATTATGAAGCACACGTCCGCTTTCAAGGAAATCCGCGACCGCATCAACGACACCTGGATGTCCCTTCGCGGAATTGCCCAAGAAAGAAAAGTCCTGGTCGTGACCGCTACCCAAACCGGGCGTGCTACCGTAGGCGGGCAGAAGGACGCGGACGAGGCGGATGTGGCTGAAGACATTCGCAAGGTGGCGCATGTCACCAAGATGATTATGATTAACCAGAACGCAACGGAGCGTACACAGGGACTGTATAGATTATCGTGCAATACTACGCGCGATGAACCGGTGGCGCCTTCGCAGCTCCTTTGCACTTCCTGCTTGGCAATCGGCGAACCCATGTTGGACGCCCACATGCTTTCCAACATCGATTATCAGGAGGATCAGGACGATGAGGAGCCAACGCGCCAACCAACCCGTAGAAGAGGAAGAGGTTTCAACCTATGAAAATCGATTCGAAAACTTTGAAGAGCGCCGTTGCAAAGTGCGCAGCAGGCGTTGACGCCGGAATGGGATTGACCCAGGCTGGCAAAGTCATATTTGTCCCCGGCTATGTAATGGGCATCGGAACCAGCGTGAATGTAAGGGTCCCCTGCGAGGGCGTTGATTCGACATTTATGGTGGACAAGGCCTCGTTGGATAAAATCCTGTCCAAGGCAACCGGGGGCCTCAACATTGCCCCTGACGGACAAAAGATGGTTTTCAAATATGGCAGGTCCCGTTTGACTTTGCCGTTCGCCGATTTGCCTCAAATGCTTACGGAGTTCCCGGAAGAGTGGGATGCGGCGCCCGCTGACTTCATTGACAAGCTCAAGGCGGTGTCCTTCCCGAACAAGACCGGATATGCGGGAGTGGCGTGGGACGTTGACGCCTATGCGGGGGTCATTGGGACAGATTCCATCCGCATTGTTACGGCGGATTGCGTAGGCTTGCCGGGCAGGGCGTGGCTCCCCGAAGGCGCCGTGAATGCAATTATCAAGGCGGGGACAAAGTGCACCGGGGTGAGGAACGATCTTCCGTACTTGCATATCCAATATGAGGACGGGACAGTTTGCTCTGTGCTTTATCGTTCGGCCGGGGACTATCCGATGACGGCGCTGTGTCAATTCATTGATGCATTTGACGGCGGCGAGGTGCTGGCGGCGGGCGAATTAGGTGCGGACGCGCTGGAGGCGATTAAGAGCGCCGAGACCTTTACGGACGCATTTGATGCCCAGCTCCCTGTCCAAATCTCGTTTGAGCCGGGGAAGTTGTCCGTTCGAGCCGAGAACGGCGGCGGCGAGTTTTATGGGGACGCCGAATGGTCCGGCGAATACACCGGACATTTCACCGTGGATGCAAGGCCGTTTTCGTCTATGAAGGCAGGCGCCAAGGCTATTTTGAAAAACATTGACGGGAATGTGTCGTTGGAGATACACGGCAACGGCTCCCGCATATTGCTTTCGCCGGATCCGTAATGTATATTGAAGGTATTGAAATTCTATAAGGGGTCTCTATGCGGACAAATACGGATGTAGGCATCAACACAAATTGGCAACTTAATGGAATAGTTAAGCCGGAACATGTTAATGCGCTGACACGCTCCATTATCTACGATTACGTGGTTACGCGGGAGATGCTGGACGAATGGCCCAACAACGAGATTGACGTGGATGAATTGCTGGGCGGAAACAAGATCCGCGGAGTTTCCGGAGAATACCATGTCCTTATCAACGCGCCTGTCCCCGCCAATAAGGTTCTTAAATTTAAGGCCGATAGCGCCGGGGGCGAAGGCGACGCGAACATTCACATACACTCCGTGCAGGGCTATACCGCAAAGATCACCGGAACGGAAACGCGTTGCCATCTTTGGTTCCATACGACCGGAACATTTGGCGCCATTACCTTTTTGTCCGTTGGCGCAAGCACGCATGCTGGCGCGTTTGACCTTGAGGATGATGTGACCGTGCCGTCCGGCGGCGAGTTCATTTATGAGAGGGCGTTAGGCGATTTGCCTGAAAACTCCAACCCCGGTACCGTTATAGCGCAAGAGATGTGGCTCAGCAATGGAAGTGAGCAGGAAGAGGTCCTTATCATGTACGATGAGTCCCACGGTCCCTCCGCAAAGGAGGCCGGCGCCAGGGCTCAGGAGCTGGTGGGAAAAGGACTCTTGCCGGTCCTATATACCGCACATACGCCGGAAGATCCGGACAATCCAAAGCACATATCTTTTGCGTATTTGGCGCATATAGGTATGGGTTGTGACCTTTGGTTCTATGACCAGAATAGTCACCGCTATATTATAATAAAATACAACAGCACCACCGGAGAATATTACCAGTGGAGTACCTATAATATAGAAACCCGCGGGGATGTTGTGAAGGCACCGGATGGCCTTTCCGCTTCTAACCCCAATGTGACAACCAACAGTTCCGTTTTCTATTATGCAGAAGGGTTAATCCACCGGGACCTTAATCCGCCCCTTATATATTCTGTTACACAGCAAGGGCACACAGTTGAGTATTATGCGCAACTAGAATTTGTGGCACATAATGCGGACTCTACGGACCTGTACCGTATCACGTGGCACGCGGAAGCCCCTTCCGTACACGCGAGGATCACTGCAGTTTTAGATGCGGAAAACATGGTGACGGAATGGACTTACACTCCCACAACATAAACTTCCTGCAAATTTGCCTTACAAGCAACTGCAATCTATCTTGCGCCCATTGCCCGATGGGCGCGTTCCGTAATACCGATGTGCCGAAGTATGCGTTGACCAACAAACGCCTTGTCCCGTGGCTGAAGCGGAACGTCCGCCCCAGATCGTGGATTATTGAATTGACGGGAGGTGAACCTGCTTTGTATGGGGAACTTCCGGAGTTGATAGCTTTCCTTAATGAAAACGGATACAGAGGACTAATCAAAACAAATGGCACGCTGCCTATCGAGAAGTCGGACAACTTCCGGCGCATCGCGGCATTCCACAACTTAAATAGTCCTCCGAAATACTTTGATGAAATTCTGATAGTGGACAAGTTGCAGCGGAAAGAGAAAGAGGCATACTGTCTCGCGCAGGGCTGGCCGTATCATGTAATAGGCTATAATAAGGAAACATTTGACAACGCGGGGCACGGATTCCGCAAATGCGCGTTTATGGATCCGCACGGGCATCCAACCCCGTGCCCCTCCGCCCCCGTATTGTGGTCGGAATGGCCCGACAAATATGCGCTGGAATACACCGGATTAAAGCCCGGACTCGTATGCCCTAACTGTAAAGCCGCCGTGGATGCTTGGCGATTCCTGCCTGAATCCTGGAAAATCTAGCGAAATTTCGCAAAAATCGCCAATTTTAAAAAAAGTGAGAAATTTTCTCAAAAACGGGGTGTCTTTTTCAAAATAAGTAGTTATATTATAGACATAAGGATGAGGCGATGTTGCCTCGCCAAACAAGGAAAGAAGATTATGAAGAACACCACCGCACTCACCACCACGCTCTCCGCCCGCGAAGCCACCTGGGATTCGATCGGCACGGCCCTGGCAACCAACAAGTTCGATGAAGCGCTCACCAAGTGCGGACTCGACTTCACCGCCAGCATGTCCCCGGCCCTGACCACGATGCCGGACGGGCTCGTCACCCGCATTCCGAACACCAACGCGGTCGTCGGCACGGACAACAAGATCCACGGCGTTGTCAGCGATGCCTACCACATCATCCAGAACCGCGAGGCGTTCGACTTCGCCCAGTACATCACGGAGGACCTCACGTTCCTTCGCGGCGGCGAAACCGCTACCGGGCTGAACTATATGATTGCCGCCCTGCCGACCGTCAAGATCCTCGACGATGAGATCACCCCGCATCTCATCTTCCAGAACAGCTTCAACAAGAAGTACATCTGCAAGGTCGCAATCTTCCCGCTCCGCATCGTGTGCCAAAACCAGTTCAACGTGGCATTCAGGGAAGCTGAAAACGCGGTCACCATCCGCCACAGCCGCACCGCCGCAGAAAAGCTGGAACAGGCAAAGATCACGATGTCCAATGCCTCCGCCTATATGGTGCAGTTCGGACAGCTCGCCGAGAAGTTCGCAACGCTCCGTACCGGCGCCGACGCCTTGGATGCCTTCGTGGACTACATGTTCCCGATCAAGGCCAATCTCAAGGACACGGAGCTGGCCCGCCTCGAAGTCAAGCGCCAGGACTTCCGCAACTGCTACAACGCGGACGACAACGGCAACTTCCGCAACAGCGCCTGGGGACTGATCAACGCCTACGCGGACTTCGCGACGCACTACTCCGGCACCAACCAGAAGAAGAGTGACCGCATGTTCGAGAAGCGCTTCGAACGCAGCCTCGCCACCCCGATGAACAATATCCTCAAGTTCGCGGAAAGCCTCGCTGCCTAGTCCAATGACGCGCCGGAAACGGCGCTATAAGCCCCGCAAAACTGGCGCCCATGTATTTGGGCGCCTTTTCTATTTCATCGCGTTAAACGCGCCGTATTGCAGGTGTATTTCAAAAGGAAGTTTTATTATATTTGAAGCATGGGCGTAACATTAAGACAGGTGCTGGACGATGAAATGAATATGGAAACCGAGGAGTTGATCCCGGATTCCGGACTCGTCCGCATGTATCGCAAGGCGGTCCACTGGTATCGCAAATACCGGCTGTTCCCCCGCACAAACACTTTCAAGTATAGCATCGAGTCCGGCGAATACCTCCCGGACATCGATATGAACCAAAAAGTCCAATACAAAGGCAAGACGGTGAAACTGTCCGATATTGTGGACACGCAGACGCGCGTTTTCAATGGAACGGGCAGCATTACCGTGACTATCGCCCTTACGGCGGACAACGCCTACTTGGCGGGCCTGCCCCACGAATTGGAGCATCTGTTCGTTGCCTATTGCAAGAAGGCGATCGGCCAAAAGCTGAAGTTCAGCAGCTATCAAAACCAGCCGTTCGAATTGGATGGCGAGGCCATCTTCAACGAAGGCGAGGCCGAGCGCAAGGAATGGGAAGAATTTATTATGATTAACAGGGACGAGGACCCCGAGAACATTACGGACCTCCGCAAGGAACCGTATCGAGGTGTCCGTAATTCCGTATTTGTCCAAAAAGGGACTGTCCTTTGGTAAGGAGCCAATATGAAAAACGAAAAAGCTAAAACCGTTGCGGGGGACATTTCGGCCCCGGTGTATCTTTATCTCGGCGAAAGCGGCGGCGGCAGCGACCGCCGCATTAAGCTCGAAGGCGCCACCCTTTTTGACAAGCTCCTGAATTTGCGCAAGGCGCGTACCTATGTAAGCATCGGTCCCGCCGCCGATTCCCGCGAATGGAATAAGCTGGACTCCGACGATCAGAAATACTATGGGGAACTTCAGACCAAGGCGAAGAAGCTCAAGACCTATATGGCCATGGGCGACTTCCTCAATCAGCTGTGCTCCAACAACGAATGTATGCTTTTTGCCATCCGTCAAGGCGACGATGCCGTGTGGGTTCACCCGCATATCCTGAAGGAATTGCTGGATACCCCGTGGAAGGGCGTCGATTCCGCGTGGCTGGATCAGGCGGCGGATGCGAAAGGCTATTGGGACAAGGTGGTGGCCGCCCGCGATGCCGGAAAGGACTATTCGAAGATCAAGCCGGAAAATCACAATGAGGACCACGGCAGTGAATTGCTTACGGTTATTGACGCGGTGGAATTGGCCGACGATATTACAAAGGCCGACCGCCCGTTCTACATCGACACGGACCACGAGGTCGAAAACGGCCTCGATGTCTGGGCAGTCAATTCCAAGACCGGGGAAGATTATCCCCGTTCCTGGCGCGTGATGAATGATTTGTCCGTTCTCATTTTCAACACGGACGAAAAAGGGAACTCCGACCTTGTCGACGAGAAGTCCTTTGAGAACATTCAGGAACTCGGCGCGTGGCTGGCGAAGGAGTTTAACAATTTGGCCGGCAAGAATGAGTCCGATGAATGGGACGATGACCAGTACAAGGAATGGGCGATTGGCGATATCAGTCCCCTAATTGACCGGTGCTGGACTTCCATAGAAAGCGCCATTAAGGAAAAATATCCGGATGCCTCGCTTACCGCAAATAACGATACCGAGGTTGACGATGTTGAGGCTTATAGGGGACGCGATTGGAGCGAAACAACCGTGTCCTTGAAAGAAACGGGGAAGTTGACAATCCCCGTGGAATATGACCCGCTGGAGCCGTCTCCCGAAATAGATTCGGCAGTCGAGCAAACGATTGATTCTATTGCCGCTATCCTGGACGGCATTAAATTTAATACACGAAGAACCTCCTTCCGCCAAAAAGGCGATCTTAGGAATCCGGAAGTTTTGTTCGATGATGCGGACTTTGAAGGGAAGGCTATTGTTATTCCTTTGACCTTTACCTACGCTTATCATTTTGAGGACAGCGCCGAATAAGGAGAAAGCAGCATGAAAATCAAGATGATTGAAAAGAATGAAGGCCATTGGATTTACCGCCTGCTGGAGGGATTTGGATATACCATCAGCAAAAAGTCCTCAGATAAACAACTTGTGGCGTTGAAAAGCAAGGACACCGGAGTGGACGCGCCCTCCGGAATCACCCTTACGGCAACATTCTATTGGGAAACCGAGGGCTTGTCCACCGAAGTATATGCCCGGCGCTATGTGAACCTAGGCGATGCGAGTGTTCCCGATATTTTCTATACCTTTATTGGGAAGGATGAGTCCAACGGCGTGAATGAAAATATTGCGCGCGGTATGCTCGCCAACCTGGACAGGGCATCCACCCTTTATGCGCAGGCATTGCGCGTGGCAAATGGGAAACAGGGCTAAGCAGGAGGCCGTATGCGTATTCGAATGTTGGAAGCATCT